ACAGGCGTGCAGTCGAGTTTAGGCTCAATGCCGACGGTGAAAGCCGTATGTATATTCACCACATCCTGCTCGATGGGAAGTGAAATCCTATTCGGCTCTTTCTTCTCATACTTCGCAGGTACGGTTTTCGTCTCACCCGTTTCGGGGTCGTAGTTCGTTTCTTCCATTTTGACGAGAACCTTTATCTTCGGATATTTGGTCTCATCGTTTATTTGGTGCATTGACGGTTTCCAATCGGCCTCGTTTCTTGCCGTATCTGGCTGTTCCGTTCGCCTTCCCCTTTTGAGGTAGTATATCTTCTGTTCTATGTCCTCCAATGCGAGGATGTCTTGTAATGTCTTCGGTGTTGCCATAACAATATGCTTTTATCGGGCGAACGCTGCCGCCATGTCGCCCTTTGGTTTCTGTATCTTGCCCAGTAATGTCGCCAATATGTAGTAACGGGCGGCATCTATTCCGTGGTTCCAAGCGTCAATCGGTTGGTTGATGTAGTTGCCGTCCTTGTCCTTGTCCCATACGTAATTGCGGAACTCCTTACGGAGGTTGTATGAATTTTCAGTCACAAAGATATTGAGGGATTTCATCTTGTCTATTCCTGCAATAATTGAACCTGCCCCCTTTTCAACTGGGTATATCCTTACACCTCCGTTGTGTATCTCCTGTACGAGCCTTGGGTCTGCACTGTCTGAAAAGACTTTCATATCACCATATTTACGTAATTCCTTGATAAGGTCGGAAGATAACATGCCTGTACGATAGAATAGCTCGCTAATATAGAGATTGTCGTCTATCATCCCACACATCATGGCGGCAGATACATCGTTGGTATAACCAAAGTCCAATCCTATTGCCACCTTTTTGCACCACTTGGGGAACTCCTTGACGACACCGATATGCTTGAACACTGCACCCTCGGCAACATCCGCCCATCTTCCCATGACGGTGTGGGCGTACTTCTCGGGATTATTGTTCTTCATGTCCTCCACCTCCTTGATGAACTCGGGGGAGAGGTTCTCGGCATTGTCCAAGAACGTCGTATGAATATGTAGGACGTTTGGATGGGTACTTATCTGTACAGGCACGCCGTCAAACTCCACCTCCTTGTGCGTATTCTCGATAAATCGCTTGTAAACCCAATGGTTGTTGTCCGTGGGGTTCATGACGATTATTATTCGGTTCTGAATGCCTTTCTGTCGGATGGAGAGCATGATGGTTTCAAACTCCCTTTCCGACACCCACTCTTCCGCCTCGTCAACGACAAAGGTGGTGATGCCGTGGATAGATTTCAGCTTTGCCGTCTGATTGCCCGAGCTGGACTTGATGCCGCGGAACATGACCCTACTTCCCGTCATCTTATTGGTGACATCCGAGCGCGTGGAACTGAAAAACTTTTGAGTGCCGTCCAACTCCGCTTTCTCCAAAAATTCGGGAATGATAGAGATGTTGGCCGAAACCATCGTATAACGAGTGTAAAGAATTTGATGCACGATTTTGTCTTCGGGCGTCATCTCAAACGTTAGACGCTCCAAAAACGTAGATGTGGAGAACGATTTACCGCTACCACGGCCACCAGTCACAAGGATGATGAACTTATCCTTGTTAGAATACATCGGGTAATAAACTGGGAATGTCTTAATCATTGCCGACCTCCCTTTCTATCCATTTGCCAATATCCACGCCATGTTCGATGTTAGTGGGGATTTCGCTCGTATCTTCGTCTTGCCTTTTCTCCACCTTACGCCATTCGGGGTCATGATGATACAACAGCGTGGCAATAGCCTGCATGTTGGGAGGGAGTTCCATTTCAGACTCTTGAACTACCGCCTTGTCGGTAAGCGTAACCCATCCTGTGCCACCACAATGAGGGCATTTCTTGTCCGCTCCCATACATTCGCATTTGTCCTGAACATATTTGACGACTTTGGATTTGGTCTTCTTTCCGCCAAACGCACCTTTGATGTACGCACCGCGGAGTAAAGCCACTATTTCTGTGCGGCCATGCGCTAAGACGTTAGTTATTCGCCCCCCACGCCTTTTGTTCTCCTCATCCGTCCAGTTCTCGTAATTTCCGTTTTTCATGCACCCGAACACTTCACGAGAGAGGTTTATTTTATTCGCTATCTCCTCATCCGTGTACCCATTCATAGCAAGCTGTTCGATGAGCTTGTAGAAATCGGGGCTGTCGTAATCGTGTTTGGGTTTTGCCATAACTTTTTATGTTTATAATTTGCTTTTGTCGAATATTCTCGTTATCTTTGCAATAGATTGATGGTCGCATCGGTAGCGGGGCTTCCCAAAAGGCAGCATATTGCAAGGTTCAACTCCTTTGCCAATCTACTTAGGGGCTTATTTGCCCCTATTTTATTTTCTTATATTGGTCTGCGTTCATATTCTCTTTTTGCACCACTCCGATAGATACCACTTTATTGTAATGGCGTTTACCTATCTTCTGATTTGGTTCTATTACAACTTTCAGTATCTTGTTCTTGGAGTATTTTACACTTGACACATAGATTAAGCGATTTCTGTTCGTGTCTATGTAAACATTTTTCGGTTTCTTTACTGCCGCTTCTACCATTCTGAACCTATGTACGCTTATTGTTGCCCCTTTATGCTTCTTTGGGTGGTTGCGATATTTCAATATGGTTTTGTCAGTAATGGCGGCAAGGTCAGACTTCACTGCGATACCTTTTTGGGACAAATCCCTTAGATATGCTTTGTTGGTCTTTCCGAAGATATACACAGATTTTCTTACTTGTCCACTTGCGAGAACTTTGTCTGCAAACCCTTGCAAATCTCTTGTGTATCTACGCTTGCTGCCATGTAAACCATAAATCAATATACCTTCACCCATTACTCAGTTAAAAGAGTTTCTATCTTATCGGAGAAGACCTCACCTTTAAGGAACTTTTCTTCTGGACTAAATCCGAACTTCTCGCAGAACTCCGCCTTTGCGTCCCAAGTGTCGAAAGAGAGCATGAGGTAAGCGTCCATGTTGGCGGCCGCCTTTGCAGCGGCCTGTTTCACTTCCTCTTTCACCTGTTTCATGTGTGCGGTCTTCTCCGCCCTCTCGGCTTGCCTTTGTGCCACCTTGGCTTGATGTTCCTCGCGGACTGGTGCCATAAGGTCATCAAGTTCGCCTACAATGGTGTTTTCTTCCTCCGTCTGAAAGTTGAAGTCCACGCCTATGATGTCGAGGTCTTCCTCGGTCAGCCCCGCATCCTTGTAGTCAATGTCGGGAATAAGCTCACGGAGAGTGTCGTAATTCCACTCGCCTTGCGCCGATGGGTTGTTGAGCAGGATTAAGAGTTCTTTCTCTTCTTTCTCCTCAACGTCTATCAAGTCCACTCGGATAAGGTAGTCGTTCTCTTTCGTTTTGGGGTTGTACTTTTGGAGTTCGTCCATTACAGAAAGGCGTTGGTGTCCGCTGACGAGGGTGTTGCCTGTCCGCCTGTTCACCACGATGCCTCCGACCATGCCGAACTTCCTTATCCCACGTTTGAGAGCCTTGCGGTTCTCAGTAGAAATTACACGAGGGTTTCGCTCGTGGAGATTTATTTGAGAGCGCAGAAGTTCCACGCTCTCTGATGTGAAATATTTGTTATCCACCTGACTTGTCTCATTAAAACATTATCCTGCTACTGCACCATATCCGTGCTGCTGAACTGCACGACTTTCCGCCCTTGCAATAAGCCTGTCTCTTGACTGCTTGGCTCTACGGCTCAAAGCACTTGTCTCCCAAGTGTTCTTTCTTCGCCAATTAGCCTCACTCAATCTTTCTGCTTGTGCGTAAATCTGCCTAAGAGTTTTTCTTGCCATAATTCTTACTTGTTATCCTGTTTATAATTCTGTTCAAATAAAATTCTCTCGCTCATTGGAAACACTTTGTATATCCTCTGTAAGTCCTGCGGATAGTGTTCCTGCATCCATGCAAAGCAATCAACGTTAAACCCGATGCCGTTACTCGCCTTATTGCCGTATAGTACGGGTTGGGGCAAGCGTTTCATGCGCATATATGCCTTAACGTCCTTTTGTGTCCACGATGCCAACGGATATACCAACCCGTTATTCTCATACCCATTAGCTTCATAACTTTTGAGCATGAGGTTTCGGTTCATGCCGTCCGCCTTTTTCATACCCAAGAACGTATAGTGTATGCCCGTTTTCAACCTAACGGCCTTAATCACATCAGCGAGTTTCAGCAATTTAACCTTTGGGTTTGGTACAGAGTAAAGCCCTCCGCGAAGAATATATGTCAAGTTCCAATGCGGCATCTGCATGAACTCGACCTTTGGGTATTTCTTCTTCACCCACCTTATCCAATTCTCTATGTGGTCTAGGCCTTGCACAAAGTACATGAATACGCATACCACCCTGTCGAAGTGGGGGTACACCAAGTCCAATGTTACGATGCTGTCTTTTCCGAGAGAACAAAAGACGATGCAAGATGACTGATTTTCAGCCACCCTGCATATAATGCCTTTTGCCTCTTGTAATTTGTTCATGCGCTATCCGTTACTCATGCCGAATGCGGCTCTAATATCCCGATATTGTTGATTTCTCGAACCGAAACGGCTTGCGGTCTTTTTCGCCGCACGCATCTCGGATGAGTTTCTGTAATTGCCGCGGTAAGCTCTTGTGAACCGACCGCGAAGACCTCTTATTGAACGTGTCCTGACATCTTTATTGATGCCGACCCTGTCCCTTGACACTCTCCTTGCCATAATCTTATTTTTTTTAGATTATACTTTCTTCGACTTGTCCCGAATGTTATGTGAAAGTACCTTACCTAAATCAAACACCACTTGTTCGGCTACCCAAACAAGGGGATTGCCGTCCTTGTCTCTACCGTGTTCGTAGATAATGGGCTCGCCATTTTTGTCCTCGAATATCTGGCAATGAGCACCGAGTACTTCAACCATAGCCCAATCCCTTTCACCCGCGTAAGCACCTGTTAAGAATTTTATCGCATCGTATTTAATCGGCTGCGCGTTTCCGTCCTCGTCCTCTATCTCAAAACCCTCTTCATCAAGCTGTAATAGCTTTTTGATAGTGGTCGGTCGAACTTCGCGAAACTCTTGAACTTTTCGACCTGCTAGAATGGCATCGAAATATTTTTGTTTGATGTTTAATGTTAAGACTTTCATAACTTTTCTCTTTCTTACAAAATTAGTGATTAATGAATGTTTATAAAAGCAATCCACCCTGCCATAAATGACAACGGGCGGATTGTAACGTATTATCATGCAGCTTTGAATTTATTGACAAAATACACTTGGCCTTTGCCAGTCACCTTGGGCGTGATGGTGGTGTACATAACGCCGTTGTTGCCGCTTCTCATGCCTTTCTTCAACTCGAACAACCCTTGGTCTATGTACCTTTGGTTGGGTATGTTGTACCTTTCGCCCTTAGTGCCGAGGTAGCCGTTTTCGCGCATCCATGCGAACAGTCTCTTTTCGCCCATCGGGTAGCCGTTCTGGTTTATCAGTTTGGCGAGTTCGCCAATAAGGCATGACGATGCCGAGCCGCTCACCGCCTGCGTGAACGTCACCGCAGGGGCTGCTGCGGCAAGCTGCCTTTTCTGCTCTTCGATTGTCTCTTGCTGCCTTGCCGCTAGCATCAGAGCCTCTGAAAACGATTGTGGCACTTGGAAACCGCCGTTGCGCCTTTGCATCTCCAATTCTTCCAGTCGGTTGATGACCTTTTCCCTCAATATGGGGTCGTAACCGCTGGCGAGGATTAGGCAACCTTTCGGGGTGAGGTGGTAACACGGCCTAACTTGCTGGTTTGCATCGATATAAGACCCCAATTCAAAATTGATTTGGGCTACACCATGCTCTAAAAGGTTGCGGATGTCGCGCATGACGTTTGAATGTAATTTGCCCGTCAAGGCCGCCACTTCGAGCGAACTCAAACCTTTGCTTTCACTCTTTCTTTGCAATTCTGTGTTTTCTGAAAATAAATCCATAACTTTGCATTGTTTTTGCCCCTTTGTCGTGTCAAAGAGTTAGGGGCGGTTATTTGTTGGGGGCAAAGGTTTAGGCCGATGCCCCCCTATTTAACACAAGGATTAAGACAATTAAATCACCATGTATTTGCTCTCGGTACTCATCGTGTCTATATTGTCCGTCATGAGTTTCATTATCAAGTCGTTCATCTCGGTGTAGGCCAGAGCGAGCCTACCCTCGAAGTCCATGTTGTAGCCGAACATCTCGTTTTGTATCTCGCTCAACTTGCCGAAACACTCGTCCAACATCTTCTTACAGCCCAATAACGCTGCCGTCTCTTCGCTTAATGCGATAGTTTTAATCTGTGACATAATTATTTATTATTTAGTTTTAGTTGTTTATTGTCTTTTATTGTCCGCGTGGGTTAACTTCGCCCACGCGGTAATGTTACTATGCTATTTTTATAAGGTTTGCCTTTTTGAAACAACGCCACTCACTTTTTTCCGTGTCGTAGTACACTTGGCACGTGTCGTTAGTTTTTTTCTCGCCCTTTGTCTCTGGGACTAGCTCGCTTTTGAGCGTGCCGTAAGCCTCTCTTAATGAGCCGTCTACCTTTTGAAAGTAGAATTTGCAGATTTTCTTTTGCAGTTGGGTGCGCAACCTAATGTTCGCCCATGCGCATTTTAGAGCTTCACTCATAGTATAGCCATTCTTCTTTACGAACTGCCATGCTAGTTGCATTATATCTCGCATTGTATCTTTAAACGTTGCCATAATTACTTAGTTTTAGTCATTTATATTGTTTTCGGTCGTGGCCACAACCCTTGCCTTGCTCTTTCAGTCTTTTATTATAGTGAGGGTTGCGACTCAAAGGCTTGCCCGAAATGCGAAACTCACTGCGATGTCGTCACGTTGAGAAATACTCTTGTGAACTAATCACATTGCAAAGGTAATGCAATATTGTGATACAACCAAACAAAAATACAACTAAATTTGTGATTTAACGTATTTTAATAATGTAATATTGTGACTTTATTGTATTGGTGGCAAAATATTACTATATTTGCACCAAAATAACAATAAAGTAATATTTGTATGCAAATTAGGTTAAAAGAAATCATGCAAGAAAGAGGGATAACCTCTGTTGCACTCGCCTCAATGGTTGGGCTATCAAAAAATACTATCAGTAACCTTATTAACAATAAGACAATGCCATCTATTGACACTCTCAACGAGATTGCGGAAAAGATAAACGTCCCACTATGGCAGTTGTTCGTTTCGCCTGAAGAAGTGGCAGGAGGTGGTGAATTCGTGGCGTTTGTTAAAGACGGGAATGAAACGTATCAAGCTAATAATCTGTCTGAACTTGAAAAAATAGTGCAGGAGATTAAAGAAAATAAGGAATAGTTTGCACATTTAGGGAGTATTATATACTTTTGTGGAAGTATAACTAAAAATCATAAAATTATGGAAGTATTTCTATATTTAGTTTTAGGTGGCTTTGCAGTTTTGCAAATTATCCTTTTCTTTAAGATATGGAACATGACAGACAATGTAAGCAAACTAACAGATCATTTCTGTCCTAATGTGGAGCAGCATGATAAAAAGAAAACAACAGCCGTTGTGGCTTCAACAGGAGATTTAGTAGAAATAATCTCCCGCAAAAATGGTGTATACCAATGTTATAACTCTAAAAGTATGTTGACGGAAACATATAACAAAGATGAGTTAATTTTTACATAAAAAATGGTAGCTTTTAACATGATTATCACGTACAGATAACGAGTTGTTAGGATTTATGCAGTTACAGATATTCAAATACCAAAGCGAGGAGGAACAGCTGTTCAATGAGGTAAGGACAATTGAGCAGGAAGACGGAAGTGTATTGTTCGGAGCTACTGATGTTGCCCGAATATTGGGGTACGCTAGTCCAGCTGACGCTGTTACAAGGCATTGTAAGGGGGTCGTCGTTTTGAAGACCCCCACCCAAAATCAATGGGGAACAACTGTTAATCAGAATGTTAAGTATATCAAGGAGGGTGATGTATATCGCCTTATTATCAGGTCAAAGTTGCCATCCGCTGAGAAGTTCGAGAAATGGTTATTTGATGAGGTTGTTCCATCCATCCGCAAGCGCGGTTATTATGGGAAGATAGACAGGGCGGTATTGCCGAACTTCATTGAAAGGTACAAGGACAACTACCACAAGTTGCCAAGGAACTATTTCTCTGTAATTTCGGAGATGTACGCACGTCTGTACATGGAACTCGAAAAGGTGGGGTATTCCATTCCCGACAAGTCGGAAAACGGCACGCAGATGATGCCAGACATCAGCGTTGGCCGCGGTTTTGCCGCATTCCTAAAACGGAACAAATCAGAGTTCTACAACACAGCAAAGACCTATCGCCACACTTTCCCCGATGGTAGGGAGGTAGATGCTAACATGTATCACATAGACGCGTTACCAATGTTCATAAGGTATATTAATGAAGATTGGATACCGAATAGAGCTACGGAGTACTTCAAGGCTCGTGACCCCATCGCCCTAGACTATCTGCCGAAACTACTAGGGGTAAAATAATATTATGCGCTTTTTCCTTGTACGGCTGCAAACATTTCCATACCTTTGCAGCATATTTTAACTAAAACAAGCTAATAATGAAAAGAAATTTAATTTTAGGAGTTGCACTTGCGTTCTGCATGTTCGCAATGGCACAGGAAAAAGTTACCATCAAGGCAGGAACGATAGTTCCGTTGAAATCTATATCAGAGGTAAGGGGAGCGTCCGCCAAAGTGGGACAATCCGTAGATTTTGAGGTGTCTAGAAACGTCATGGACGGGGCTAATGTGGTAATCCCTGCTGGCTCAATAGCCAAGGGCAAGGTTTACGAGGCTAGAAGGTCTTCATGGTGGGGAACGAAAGGCAAGCTCGGCATAAAGCTGTCGCACGTGACACTACCCAACGGAACGGACGTTTACTTTACGTCATCCGACATTCACATTGCTGGAAAGAACAGAACTCCGCTAACCGTTGTGCTGACATGCTGTGCGGCATGGCCGTGCATGTTCATTTGCGGCTCAAAGGCGGTGATGCCCACAGGGTATGAATATGACGCGCGCGTGGCGAACGATACATCTACAAGCGTTCAATAAGAGAACCATCAGCATAATAAGGGAGCGGCATTATTGTCGCTCTTTTTTTGCTTACTTTGTAACAACCTTAATCTGTCTTCAATCTGCCCCTATTCTGCCCTCAATCTGCCCTACGAAAAATTTCGCAATACTAAACATAATGTGGCACAACGAATTACAGAGGTGATATATCTGCCCTTATTCTGCCCCTATTCTGCCCTCAATCTGCCCTAGGCTCTAAAATAGAGTTGGAAATTGCCATGTCTTCGCAAATCGAAGATATAACCTTTTCAACGTTGTTCTTAAAGTCGGAGTACACGGAATAGAGTACATACAGCTCAGCGCAATTTTTCGATATTACGTTGACGCACGAAGTACCCGTAACCTCGCCTATGGCCTTTCTCAACCCCTTTGGCATCTTGCCGCCAAAGAACCTGCATGGCGAGTACAGGTATAACGCCACGAATATGAACTCCTTTCGGGCTGTAATGTCCATCTCCCCACCTCGCGTGGACTTGAACACCTCGTATATGTGAGGTATAAGCCCCAAGTCCGTAACTATCGGCTTAGATGCGTTTTCATTCTCTTGTCGTGCTTTTCGCAATGAAGTGCGCGCACTCTCAATTCTCTTAATCTTATCTATAATCGCGCTGCCCATGATAATTTTATGTTTATACAAATATATCGAATTTATGCGACATTTGCGATTACTTTACGAATAAACATTTCCCAACTCGTTAAGTAAGGTTAAATCAAGGACGGATTTCGAGGAGCTCAACTTCAAACAGCCTATTTTTCTAACATAATAGGGGTAATGGTAATGTCATCACTCCCTTACATTTCATTTCAAATCACCCAATTTCCTAAACGCATCTTCCACGGACTTATCCAATATCTTTGCATATACAGCCTCCGTGGTTTTGATGGACTTATGCCCCAACACCTTAGCGACGATTTCCATAGGAAATCCTTTGTTCAAAAGGTACATTCCGCACGTCCTGCGCCCCCAATGGCTGGCGATGGGCTTGTCTACGCCTGCGGCCTGCGCAACCACCTTTAACCGCAAGTTGTATTGTTGGTTGCTTATCTTCGGCAATTCGTTGCCGTACCTCCCCAGTATCTCCATCACTTCGGGCAACAACACTACCGTATAAGATACCCCCGTCTTGTTCCTGCATTCCGACAATACGTGTTGGCCGTCCCTCAAATCGACCTTGGAGAAGTCGAAGTCCATCAAGTCGGAGTAGGAAAGGCCAGTAAGGCACTGCAAGACGAACAAGTCCCTAACCCTTTTGAGCGTGTCTGAGGGCAATTCCGCGCCCCTCATAGCCTTTAATTCGTCTTCGGTAAGGAAACGTCCATCCTCGCTCTCTCCGCGTTTCAGGCGCAAGCCTAGATATGGGCTTTTGTCTATAAGCTCCCTCCTTATTGCCTCGTTCACGTACGTTTTTAGGAACTTATGATACGAATAAACGGACGTCTGCCTTATTCCGCGTGCGTGTAGGTAGTCGTCAAATGCCATCACGTTGGCCTTGGTGAGGTCGGAGAACTCGACTATCTTCCCGAAGTCCTCCAATGCCGTTATCAGCTTGCGCTGTGTCTTCCTCGTGCTTTCCCTAATGTCCGTTCGCGTGGCTATCATGTCGGCGGCGAAGTCCATGAAGTTCGTACCCGAATGCTCGGAGCGTTCCATGAACCTCTCGAACGCGCCCCAATCGAACGGCTCGCCTTTCTCCATGAGAGACAATATCCAATCGTCTATCTCCCCCTTCATGGCCTTTATCCGCTTGTTCAGGTTAATCATGTCCATTGAGTTCTTGACCATCCTGACGTCGTCCCATTGGTTGGAGTACAGCTTTACGCCCGTACTAATGTACTTCCTTCTCCTCCCGAAGTAAATCTCTATGGAAACGGGGGCTTTGTCTTTCTTCGTCGCCTGTTTCTTCCTATCGAATATTATTTTTGTCGTTGGGTATTTCATAATTATTGTTTTTGGTATCACGCCACAGTAACGCATGGTAGCACAAGTGGCGAAATAATGGTAATTTTCGGTAAATGTTGGTAATAAAATTAATGGAGTGTGGAAATGCGCAAAACGCCTTATATCTGCGTAACTCGCTGGGATATAACAAAAGAGGACACCGAGAATGGCGTCCTCCCAAGTGATTCCGTTGGTACTCCGCGCCAAACCGTTTCCATCTTGACAGGCAAGGTGTTGCATGTACCATCCATTCGGCTGGTATCACAAATCACCTATAAACATTCCGCCTCACCTCGTCCCACTTGTCGGACAGTTCGGGATAGTTCTTTTCAAGCTCTTCTAGTGCTTCTTTTCGTTCCTCTACCGAATGAACGTTGAAGGCATCAACAGCCACGTCAACGAGCTTTTGCATCTCAGCCGTATGTTCCTTTTCTTCAGCTATCTTCTCCGCCTTTTCCTTGTCATATTGCTCTTGTGCTTCTTTTACTAGCTCGTCATGCGATTTCTGTGTGAGGAGCGAAAAACCTATGGCCACAGAAACCAATAACAGAGTTGCTGCAATAAGAAATTTCGGGTTTGATGATAATCGTTTGTTTTTTTCTTCTGACATAGTTATTTGTTTTAGATTTTAAAATATCTTTTTACTTACGATACGTATGGCCTGCCACATTCCTCGTATTTCTGTACGCTCAACTTGGAACTGCCCATATTCGGGGTTATCAGCTTTAAGAGTGAGATAGTTTCCATCAAATAGGCCGTTTTTCAATATGCGTTTAATGGTTAATGTTTTCCCATAAACGATAATAACAACGCCTGATGCCATCTCCCATTTCTCCTCGGGTATTTTCTTAGCCAACACCTTGGATGTGTTTGGGATGTTTGGCGACATGCTATCTCCATTTATTTGGTAAACGATATAGTCACCCGACATTAAGTCTTCTCCGTCTTCTGGCATTATGCCGTAAGAGTCCATCTCGTATGTTGTATCATACAAACTCTCCACAAAAGATGCTTTTGCGACAGCTGGCACATACGGCACATTAACTAAATTCTCGCGGATATATGATTTCACGGGTGATATTGTAGGGGGTGCATCTTTGAGCATTGAACCCTCACCAGTGATAAGCCAAGGTATATTTAAATCGGGGTAAACTTCTTGTATCTTTTTGAGGTTGTTCGCCCTAATGGTGTCTCCAACCTTTGCGACAAATCCGTTTGACAGCCCAACGGACTGTTCGAACTTGCCCTGACTAAGGTGCTTGTAGGCAAGAAAACCCACAAGTCTTTCTCTGACTGTTTCCATAATCCTATCTTTTACTGAAATTTTATCTAAAATATTTTGCTTACTGAATTATTATCAGTATCTTTGTATTGCAATTGTACAGAATTGCCGACGAAATCGCTAAATCAACCGTAAGGTATTTAGATATTCCACCCCTGTAAGGCTGTACACTTGCAGGGGTTTTTTATTTGCCCCCATCTGTTTCCGATTGTCCCTAGCCACGTGTGGTGGGGAATGCTGACGGTAGGAATTGAACGCTCGTGTCGGATAAACGATGTAAAACAACAACCCTCCGAGGCTTCTCGGTAACCAGCCCGAGAGGGGATGCGCGAAAGAGGGGCGTCGATGGAATAAGGGGACGCGCGCGAAAGTGGATTTTTTCAATGCCTGAAAGCGAAACGTAGAGCCACCTATTGTTTCTGCCGATTGATAGGGTGATGACAGCGTCAGAATGCCAATCGTACCATCCCCGAACCAAGGCCAAACTTGGGTAAGGGGATGAAACGCTCAATCCTGAGCTCTTCTTGCGTAGAATATTCCTAAAATCATTATAAATTATATCGTTATGAGAAAAATTATTAATCTGATTTTTGACCGAATTGAGAGGTTGTTGTGGTTTCGGCACTTGCTGTGGATTTTGCGGAAGTATGACAACAATCCGTACGATACACTTTTTGACCCCGAAACAGGGAACGCAGCCCCTGAAAAAGAAGACATCTTGAACCCGAAGTGCATTGATTGGCTGCAAAAACACCGCAACGACTACAAGTCGAATTTGGTATGCAAGGGCAGGGCTATGGGTACGGAGAACTCCACCGATGTCAACGAAGACGAGCCTTGACTACTCTCTTAGGCCGTTCCGATGGACATGCTGGCTAGAAGTACGCCGATGCCCGATTTACCCTTGTCGTTAACAGCCGACTGTAATGTGATATTGAAATGGACTTTTGAGTATTTCCAAAAACGCGTGTGCGTACTAGCCACCACACCATCCCCGTCCATGGGTGGGTTTACCTTTGCGCCCACCTTATTACACCTTTCTTGCGCATCTTTAACGCCTTCGCAAATCTGCGTTATGGCATCGCTTATAAATTCTTTCAGTTCCATATTTATCTTATTTTTATGTCAGACCCGAAACTTGTTTTTGCCATTACCTTTACCGCCGTAGCACTACTTTGCACGATTGGCGGAGTTCTCACGTGGCTCGCCATCGTAAATGCCCTCGCCAAAGAATGCCGTAGCGAATTTGGAGCATTCGTCGTATCGTTGGCGTTCATCCCGATGTTGGTGTTCGTTTTTGTCGGTGTGGGCA